AACTTGATGGTTCTGTACCAATATACTTTGGTCTTGAACTAGCTAAAAATCCAAGTAATCTACCACCCCATCCACACGACATATCCCAAATAGCATCACCGCCAAACTTTTCATATATCATTTTAGCAGCAGTTGGTCGGAAATTACTTACTGCTTGTGTGCCTGTATAGATTTTTAGAGATTGTCTAAATCTATTTTCTCTAAATCTGTTTTTATCTATACCCTCTTCCCCAGCAAATTGAGTAGAACACCATCTCCAACATTTTTTGATAACAGCTTTAAGTTTATCATCGTCCATAAATGTATCCATCGGTGTTCTTGGAGCATTACCACATTGTATATCAACCCAATGTGGAAAGTAAGTCCAAGCTAATCTTAAACCGTGCATTGTTTGATTGATTCTATTATCATTAAAAATAGTATTTGTATCAAACCTTTGTAGTTTTCTCATCATACTATGTTTTTCATCTTCTCTAACCTGATAATGTGGAAAACCTTTCTTTCTCCAATACTTGAAAATAACTTCTATTCCATATTCAGGATCATGACCTCTTAGATCAGAAGTTACTTTTTCATATTCAACATCATTTTTATTGAACCCAAAAACATCTGTTAATATAGTAGGATTGTTATTCACTCATCAAATCTTCATAACGAGCAGATAACATATTTTTGACTTGATTATCTCTGTTATTGATTTTGTTTTGAACACCTTTACCTTGAACTGAATTACTTTCAAAGATTTCTATCTTACCGATATTTGTATTTATCTTTGCTGGATAAGTTAAACCATCAGGACCAAATCTGTTTTTAATAACATGAAATCTACCGGTATTACCTATCTTATCTTCTATCTTTCTACTTAACGACATAACAAAGTCTGCCGTCATTACCTTTGAGTAACTTTCAGCAACCTTACTAGCCTCAATAACATCCTCATCTAACGCACTTCTATTAGCTTGTGACGCCGTCCATACAGGAACTTGTAATTCACCAGCCATACCTCGTAAATCTTCGTAGATGTTTCCAAGAGCATGTCTCATTTCTTGAGCCTTACTTACATCTTTCATAATATCAGCATAATCAACTAATACCATATCTACCTTTTCACCAAATGTAGTTACTTTTTTTAAGTGAGCAGATAGTGTATTTACTGTACAAGCTTTTGTTGGGTAATACTTAATGGTTAGGTTACCTTCTAACTTAAATAACTTTTCCATTACTTCTTCTTTGTGATATTTAAGATTTTGACTTTCTACTCCTGTAAAAATACTATCGTATCTTAATCCAACATAAGCCTCATTTAATTCTAATGTATAATGAACTACATTTAATCCTTGTGAGATAGCGTAAGCACCCATAGCACTTAACACCCAAGATTTACCAATACCAGCAGGAGCAACTACAACTCCTAACTCACCGGCACCCAATCCACCTTGCATCAACTCATTCATTATATCCCAAGGTGTTGGTGAAGTTACACGAGCAGATTCTTCGTATCTTTCTTCTATATCTTGTAAATAATCATGTCCTAGATTTCTTTCTACACCAGCTTGCATAGCATGGTCAATAAGTGATTTTATTTCATCAGTATTACCATCCACCTCTAATATTTGTGCTGATTGTATAACAGCATCCTTTAATACTTGTGTTTTATGAAATTCTAATGCTTTATCTTTGATATATTCTAAATCATCAGCTTCTATACTTTTATAGATTTCTTTTAGTGAGTCTTTTACATTAACTTGAAGTAAATCAGATTCTATTTCTTTTATTTTAATCTTAAACACTTCCATAGTAATGGTTGTTTTGTATTCTTGGTAATATTCACGGATTTCTTTTACAATCCATTTAAAACCATCATTATCAATATACTTTTCGTCTAATATATCAACGATTTGTTCCAAGAACAGCTTATCAGTTATTAAACATACGATAAACTTTACTTGAAAGCTATATCCAAATTCTGAAATGTTTTTTGTTTTACTCATTTTTTATTTTTCCAATAATGGTCAAGGATATTGAACTCTGTTATCCAATTATCAAAGTTAGGTATTTGTCCCCATAATTTATCCTTTACAAACAAAGTTTGCAACTGATATTTTACTAAACTTGGCGCCATACTCCTGACCGAGTCTCCGATTTTTAGTTTTGTCTGATTTTTTATATCAGGATTTGATAACTGCATTAATAGGTAGTTCCTCTTTATTACTAATTCGTTATCTTTTATTAGATTTGATACTCTACTATCTTTAGAGTTAGCCATATCTAAAAGGTCTTTAGTTGTAAAGGTCTTATCTTCTGTTAGAAGTGGAAATTCTTTAACTAAAGTTTTAACACCCACACCTCTTACTCCAGGTATTTCGTCTGATTTGTCTCCATCTATCACCCTACAAGTTAACACATTTTGCGGGTAAACTCCAAACTCTTTTTTTATTAAATCTCTATCATATAGAACTTTTTTTGTAGGTGAATAAAGCTTTACCCTTTCATCCACTAACTGATAGAAATCTTTATCAGAAGACATTATTGTAAACTTACTTTTGTTAAGTATAACACTAGGAATATAACTCATTATATCGTCTGCTTCTAAGTTATCAATAGATACAATAGTTAGTGGTAAGCATTCCAAATACTCAACTAGTCGTTTAAGTTGCATTCCCATACTCTCTCGTTCATTGTGTGGACCTCCACCCCAATCTACAAGACGATTTAGTCTGCTTCTAACTTTACGACCAGCTTTGTATTGTGGATATATCTTTTGTCGTGGTTTAGAAGAGTTTTTGCCGTCAAATACAATAATACAACGAGTTGGTTTAAACTTGTTAATTGTATATCTTATGGATTTTAAAAACCCTACTAAACCACCTACATGAGCACCATCCTCGTTTAAAGAGGGATTGACGCTGAAACTACGAATGAATGTGTTAAAACCATCGACCAATAAAACATGGTCGTTTAAATTCTTAGTTTCTGGATTTACGTCAATCTCTTCTTTAACTTCATAGAATCTTTTTGTTAATAGATTCTTATCGGATTTACTCATCCGCAAACTCATCTTCTGTTGTTACATCATCAATACCAAGTTGAGCAGAGTCATACTTTAGTATTATTTTTTCACAGATAGATTTGTATATGTATTTTTGTGTTTCCTCATCGGAAATTAAAGCACCAAAGTCTTTTGATTGAAACTTGTGGTCTTTACCATTCTGGTCGGTATAAGTATACCAAGCACCAGCTTGTTTAACTAACTTATGGTCTTTCATTATAGTTAGCCAACTACCAAAGTCATCAATACCCTTATCAAAGTATAAAGGAAACTCTGCACTTCTTAAAGGTGGACCTAATCTGTTCTTGATTACTTGAGCTCTTATCTTAATACCAATAGTATTCTTTTTGGTATCTTTGATTTGTCCCATATTCTTTAAACGAATACGAGTAGAAGCGTGGAAAGGTAAAGCCTTACCACCACTTGTAGTCCAAGGATCACCGAACATTACACCCATCTTTTGTCTTAATTGATTTGTGAAAATCAAACATACTTTTTGACGAGCAGTTAATTGAGTTATCTTTCTCATAGCTTTAGATAAGACGATAGCTTTACTTGTAGCCCAACCATCTTTATCAAAGTCAGCATCCATCTCTACCTTAGTAGAAGCAGCAGCCAAACTATCTACAAGAATCGTAACCAATCGGTCATTGTCTGATTCTCTTATTTTTGTTACAATTGTTTCAATCGCATCAAATATATCCTCAACAGTTTCTAAGTGGATATACATCATAGATTTTGTATCCACACCTATTGATTGTAAAAACTCAGCTGATACAGCAGATTCAGTATCGATATAAACAGCTAAACCACCCTTCTTCTGTGTAGAAGCAAGAGCGTGAGCACCGATAAGTGATTTACCAGTTCCCTCTAGTCCGTTTATTTCAGTAATCCTACCAGCAGCCAAACCACCATTAGGTCTGTTTGATATTGCTAAATCTAATAAGGTAGAACCCGTTCCAACCCAATCCGTAATATCGGTTGGAGTTTGTTGAGCACCATCTAAGAAGTAAGCAACTTGATGTGATTTAAATTGTTTGTTTAATTCACCGGCAAGGATACCGGCTAATTCATCTTTATTTGACATTTATTTCTCCAAAAAATGAGGTGTGCCGGAAAAAGGAGGAAACCAGCACACCTCGACCACGCGGTTAATTACGAATTAAATAACTTATCGAAATCATCTTCTACATTAGAAGATTTTTCTGTAGCAACCATTTCTGGTTCCTTTGTGGTTTCTGTTGTAGAATCTTGTGGATTCAAGAAACCTGATAAATGTTCTTTTAACTCATCATAAGTTGGTTCATTATATAACTCTGTCAAATTAGCTTGGTTGTCCAAAAGTTTCTGCAACATATCAGAATCATCGGAGAGTGCTGTTTGATTTGGTTTGACACGAATAGTTGTCTTACCATATTGATTACCAGCTTCAGCAGGTGTTTGTCTTTCGACAACAATATCACGACCAGTTGTTGAGTCTGAGATATCACCATAATCTGGATCAGCAATTATACCAAGAAGTTCTTGATAAACAGTTTTACCAAAACCCCAAAACTTAACACCTTCACTTTCTTCACCACGAGCTATCACAGGAACAAAAGTTCTCATTTTAGGTTCGATTCTCTTACCTTGAATCCATTCATCTTTGTTGCCAGAACCTTTAAGTTTGTCAGCAAATTGTTGAACTGGATCAGGTCGTCCAAATGATAAAGGTGACAACACCGTTTTATTTGGTACTAATGAGTAGTGAAAGAAAAGTTCACTAAAAGGATTGCTTTTATCATGTAGATAAGGTACTATCCTAATTTGTGATTTTCCAGGTTGAGGTTTCCAAAAACTATTTGTAGTAGTATTTTGTAACTGATTGAGACGGCTTTTTATAGCATCTAAGTCCATTATGTTTCTCCATTATGTTTATTTATTATTATTAGTATTACGAGTATAAATATT